GATCGACCCTTACTACGCTCCTCGTAAGAAGCGACCTGCTCATCCCAGGATTTGAATAATTCAGCCTCTTCCCAGTACTCTGGTATGTTGGCTGCGACGAGTGCTGATTTAAGATCAGCCATCTTGCTATCATAGACCTCGCGGCCGTGCAGGGCTAGCTCAGATCCTGCACTAGTTACAGTAGCTACGCATTGCGCAGCAGCGTCTAATGTCTTACTTTTCACGTTCACCATAGTCATCTTCATAATAGATTCCATGTCTAGTGGGCCTAGATATTGATCCAATTCTGGTTCATACCTAAACTTCCGTTTCAACACATTAGTCTCTTCTAAAGATTTATAGTCCTCAGCGATTAATTTCTTATCCGCATCCGTATAGGGTACTCCCCTATCGGTCAGATACTTAGAAATAGCATTATGTGAATACCACTCAGCTTCGGGTTTAACAGCTTTTTCGCTGTCATCTCCATAGGTGTATAGTAGCACATTTTCCCTAAAGGTAAGCATTTCATGTTTCGGGTTTAAGGCTTTATAGGCACACCTATGATAAAGGCTATTACCTATGCAGTTAATGATAGTTGTTAAAGCATGTCCAGAAGCTTGAATACCGAAGAGTTGAACCAATTCACCAAACAAGTTGATCATGGGGAAGGCTAAGTCAGTCGCCATCGTTTTTACTCTCACAAGGTCTTCATCTTCGTACATACAACTCCAATACATAATATAATATAGCACTTGGAATGCGTTGAGGATGACTGGAGCTTTCGTAGTTCCTTGAAAGTCAGTGTAATCACCGTCTTGGAGTCGCTTCGAAAAAGCTTCTAGTTTTCTAGCAAGTTGATCCCACTCCTTAGTATTAGCAGCCATACCCGGCAGAGCCTCAAAGAGAGTGTGATTGGTGTAAAACAGGCGTACCAATGGTAAAAACAAACGTCGCATACACAGAATGTATTCTACAGGTAAGACCATAATGCCTCGAGTTTTCTTTTCGGCAATCTTTTTGGCCTTGCGAGGCTCGTCCTTAAACACCATTGTGCATATTGGTTTGTAGCGAATTCCTGCTCCAAGTTGGTCCCAACAATCTTGTGCTCTATCCTGAATTTCAGGAGTGAACTCAATTTTCTCGGTATTGTCGTCTTGGGGTACTATAGTTATAAACTTCTTCTTTGAAGTATTATACGGGTGTCCGGCAGACGTACTAGCGTTAATTCGATCCATAAATGGTATTCCATTAACACCGTTAATGGCAACATCCCAGTCGACGGTGCCTAACGATGCGACTTGTTCGTCGGTTAACCCTTTAAAAATCTCGCCAGCAAATATTTCCGCTGCTTCTTTTAACAAATCGGTCGGGATGCCACATTCGGAATTCTTC